TAGTACTTCTTCAATATACCTTTAGCCGTAATGCCTTTCATTTTTGCAGGGATAAAGATTGCTGTAAAATCAGCGTGTATTAGCTCAGCAGTTTTTCTTTTAGATTGACCTTTTGGGGCGTTATCAAAATTTTCTACAATCATATACTCCATTCTATCGCTATATTTTCTAGCGTAGTTTCTTTTCTTTGTGTTTTCCTCGTCAAAGAACTCATCAAGCCTTTCTTTTGCTTTTTCTTTGTTGATTTTGTACTTCTTAAATAAATTCATTTGTATGTAGTTTTAATAAATTAAATTACTGCTTTACTTGTGGTAACCCCACAACTTTACCTATGGGGACCCCACAACTTTTGAAAAACCTAGCTTTGTTTCTCATGGCTAAAACAAGCAAAGAAATTGCATGTAAAACACCAGTCGCAGGATCTCCCTGCGCACCATACGCTTAGGTTTTAGAGCTGATCGTTACCAGCTATGTCTTTGATCTCAATATACATAGATGCATACTTAGCCATAGATTTGTAAGTGCTTATCATCCTTTTAGTCAGCATGAAACAAAACTCTTCCATGCTATCTTTGTCTATATGATCATCAGCATCTACGAATGCACAACCGATACCTTCTTCTGCGCTTTTCTTGATGTAGCTAACCATGTCTATCAATAGTTCCTCAAGTGGTTTGTCAAGCCAATTCTCTACGCCCATCTCTATGATGTCCTCACATAGGAATATCCTTGCGGCTGTTGATACCTCGTCATAATCTCCTAAGGAGTCATTGACTATCTTGATTGCTTCCTCACTCGTTATCATACGTCTCTACTTTTGAATGTGTTCTAGCGAATGCTAGTTCCACACTAGGTGTAACAAGGTTAAATACTTTACCATCCACTACTCTAGTGTAATGGTACATTACTTCTTTAGTTTCTTCCATTTATTATTTGATTCTGTGACGTATAACGTCAGCCGTTTTATCTATTTTATCATTCAACCACTTCTCGAAGTACAGCCATTGCTGTGTTACCGTACCTGCTAACTGAGGTTTGTAGTCTACACTGACCACTAGGTCTCCGATGGTTGTTTGTTTCTCACCATCTCTGATGGCTGCCATAATTGATTCTCTGATAATCTGTTTTTTATTGTATGTCATAACTATTTAATTTTTAAAGGGTTACACCCTGTTAGTTAAAGTGAAGATACTTTGAGTTCAGTGCCGTCACATCGTACAGACTTGATAGTATCTGCGTTGATCATACGGTACGCATTCTTCTGCATATCATACACAGGTAGTAGACCCTTGCTTCTAGCATCGTACTTCATGCCTATGCCAGTAACGCTTTTACGTACTCCCATACGTGCTGTCATTACTCTTTCCTCACCATTCTTTTTAATGAATGTTACTGAGAAGATTTTACCACCTCTTACGAGGTTCTCGATTGTTTTTACTTTCATAATTTTTATTCTTAATTCTTAAATGTATTGTATTTCTTCTTCGAGTTGATCTTGATCCATGTACTCTTGCAGATACTCGTGGATCATGTATTCATCGCACGGCTTGAATAGTTTAGCGTCAGTATATCCGCCTCTCACGTCGCAACCGTTGTGAATCTGTAGTAGTAAGTATTGCTCATTGTCTATCTCTATCCAAGCTCCTTGCAGTACCTGTGAAAGGTCGCTTTCGCCGTTGTAGGTATTGAACTCTCGTATCATATCTACTTCACCAATGCTATTTAGATAGTCAGATGCATCCTCTGAAACTCCATAATGGAATCCTTCCCAATCATTGCAGTCAGTGTTTATTCTGTTAAATTCGTCGCATATATCATCGAGGTCTAAACCGCTTAGATAGTGAAATACAGAAACAGTCCTTTCGTATTCTTTTTGTAAAATACCGTTCGAGGCTTTCCACTCGTTAACCTCTATCACTTGCTCTTTCTCATTGAAAAACTCCTCGATAGTTTTCTTTTGGTTTCGCTCCCAATGTCTACCGTAAGCACCGCCAGAGTCTAGCATGTGGCTTCCTGTGTTTTCCGTTAGCATTTGATAAACTAACTTTTCTGTATGTGTGAAAAATTTTTTCATAATGTTTTTATTTTGAAATTGGCTTGTCTCATCAGTGCAAAGAGAGCCACTCTTTACAGACAGCCTTACGGCTGTTTCGACTATTGTTGATCTAACCATACAGGGTATGGGTTGCCACTGTTCGAAGATATTTTGTATACACAATAGCTCCCGCTGTTGCTTTGGTATACTTTCCTGCCTTCGTGAGTATGTGCGGTTTCTCTTCCTATCCAAACTGCGTATTCGTTTCCAGTACTTGGTGACTTACACTTTATGTAACTGCTTCCCTTTGGAGTCTCGAACACATTGAAAGTAGTGTTATCGATATTGATTGTTCTGTTAGTCGAAAGACCGCTTGACACATCGAACCCACCGCCCTTGGATGTCTTGGTTACGAATGTCTGAGTGAAGGCAGTAGTAGCTATCGCTACCAAAGCCAAAGTGAAAATTGCTTTTTTCATGTTTGTTTCTTTTAGTGTGTTTATATATTAATAACGTGAGTTGATTTACTTTATTGTGCGAATGATTGAAAAAATTATATAGAGGGGAAATTATGCAGACGCCCGTTTCTTCTTCCGTTAATCCAATAGTTGTACATCTCACACATTTCCTCAAGTGTTTCATGCTTGCTTCTGGTGGAAAGCCCCCAATGATTCGAACAGCACTTGTAGTACACCGATGGTGTTTTGTTCTCACATTCTACCCTGTAGAAGAACAGCCTGTACCCTTCGAAAACTTCATCAAAATTTAATTCACCTAGCTTTTGCTGGCACTCATTACCGCCTTCATGATACTCTTTTTCTACGGTAAAATCTAGGATGTCCATTAAGTCAAATTGCTCATTTGATTTGCTCATCTTTTTAATTTATAATTAAATCCATTGGTTTCTAATCGTAACCCAAATAATAGCTTGAAACTGGTACGCCTTCACGCCCATCTCCTTAGCTACCTTTACAGTTTCCTCTTGAATGATGCGGTACTGCTTAGGGGTTACAGACTCTCTACAAGTCCTCGACTTCTTAGATGAGGTCTGACAAGCACGTAAGTGCCACTTGTCGATTGTAACAAAGTTACTATCGTTCTCACCTACGTTCCTAGCGAATGCATACGTCTTAGGTGATGATTTCAGTATCTTGCGATCACCTTTTGCAATAGCGAAAGCCTTAGCTTTGTTTGCGTTGTAGGTACATACCTTTACATCATCCATAGGTACGTCATCACGTACTGCCATAAGTACTTGGACTGCATCAAACTTGTTTCTTTCCCATCTGTTATTGGGAGAAAGAGCTGAGATAACGCCTGCGGCTACCTCACCACGTACACCGTAGTCAGTTGATAATTGCTTTGCAAAATCCATTGCATCTTTGTACCAAACCAAACCTTGTTTGATCTCGTCTTTGCTCGCTCTCTTGTACCAAGTACGTAGGTTAGAGCGAAATTTCTTAAGGTCTTTTTGACTTGTCATAATCTTTGATTTTGAGTTTGTTAATCTTCTAGGAATGAATCCCAATCCACTCCAAGCGCACCATCGTGTTACTGTGAACATAAACTCCAAGGCTCTAGGTCATTAACTGTTCTTCTGTTTACGCCTAGTTCATCACAGATAAACCTAGCTAATTTGTTTCTTGTTTTCTCTGAACGTAGGTCATTGCTGCCTATTTTAGATACTATGTATGATGTATCCATACCTAAAACTCTTTGGCAAAACTTAACGTCCTGCCCTAGGTAAAACTTTTTACCGTATGCATCGAGTGTCCAGTTGTGGGCAAACCCGTAGCCACCTGTTGTGATTTCTATTGTCATAACTATATGTATGTATTTTAATTTTGAAATGTCGAATTGTAGAACCGACTCCGCAAAGTTAAGGGAATCGGTTTGACAATTCCAAATTTATTTTTGTTAATGTTTTTTACTCTTTAGGGTAAGTTTGTGATTAAAGACAATCGCTTGCGTCTATGTTTGTATCTAGGTACATAGGCGCACCGTCTTTAAGTGCCTCTTGCATAGCAAGATAAGCGGCGTGCCTAGCTTCTTCTATAGGACACCTCCCCTCCTCGTGTTGAAATGGCAAAGCCCTTTTTTTCCTTGGGTTGATCTTAGCCGTAGGCTCTTCTTGTGTTGGTAGGTAGGTCTGCGCCGTACCTCTTGAAAGTCTTTGGGCTTGTGCCTCAAGCCTTGCGTTCTTGTTGAATGCGTTACTTCTCATGATGTATTTATTTTAATTCTGAATTTTGAATTTTGCTTAAGACGCTTCCCAGCGTTTCGCCTATTTAAGGCTCATCAGTTAAGCTACTTCCATAGAATAAACAGCTTCGTGCCCTACTATGTAGGCCAACATGTTTGCGGTTTCTTCTGCGTTTTTGTATTGCCTACACTCTCCGAAATTTTCTTTTTCCCACTCTTGAACGAAAGCGATAGCTTCCCACGCTGTAACGTCGTGGTGATCAAGCCATTTTTGCGCTTGATAGTAACCAATAATATAATAATCGAGGTTTGTTACTTCCTCTCGCGCTGTGTCTCTGTCGTCTTCGTTAGTTATATCGAGGTCGTTTTCCTGTATGTGTTCCTCGATACATGATATTAATTCTTCTTTGATTGATTTTAGACTTGAGTTTTTCATGATGTTTTATTTTTGATTTTGAATTATTCGATTCGTTTGCCGAAACCGATACCCCAAATGTATGACAACTTCCAAACAACTTCCAAATTTTTGAGGGATTATTTTCGCGCGCGATTTCTCCTGCGCATTATGCGCGTGGAAACAGGCGTAAAATCGATTTTCTCAGAGCCTCGCATGCGCTGACCTGCCTAGGCGCGAGATAAGCCCTTAGATTCGATGTATTTGGTTTGAGTGTGACTTCGTGCGTAGGTGTGGGTGTTGGTGTGTGTATGTGTGTGGGGGTTTGTCACATGCTTCCGTATGACGTAGGACCGCGCCGATCTAGGGCTTCTTATTTCGAAATCTTTCCGTACATGGACACGAATAGCGATTTAAATAACTCTAGCGATGCATTAAGTAAGCATAGGTAAATATCTAATTATCAAGCAGTTATGCTACACAAAAAGCTGAAATGTATGCGCGCATGACGTGCAGGCGATACCTACGGGGTGCGGGTAATACGTTTGGGTGGTAGGTGTGGCACGTTAGATAGTACGGGGAATCCCCACAATCTACATTACTCATCATTTTTTCAACCTTCCCCCCTAAAAACATGCATAAAAAGCTGTTCATTTTTCAACATATACAATCTTTACATGCAATAAAAGCAGTATAAGGGACTGCATACTAAGCAGTTACTCTATTTACTTAAAGTAATACTTTAACAGTTGACTATATCAAAAAAAAGCTGTAACTTTGCCTAACAAGCGTTGCTTTAACAGCGGCATCGTAGAAAGCTCTGCACGCATTTAAGGTGTTGAGTAAAGAATAAGTAAGATAGATGACTCTATCATCTTATATAGCTGTGGAGGGCACAAGAACTGTCCTCTTTTTTGTGCGTATATATACTATGTATGTTTACTGTTTTGGGTACTCTCTATATATGTTATGCATTCTGTACCTTCTCTCTATATATGTGGTGCTTTTTGTACCCTAATGCAATTTAAATGAGAGTAGAACTGCCTAATTCGCATACAATAAAATGATTAAATTTGTCCCATGGCAACGCTAACTACAAAAATAACTGAATCCGTAACACTCAACAGTAAAGTTTATGGAGCTACAAACACCATGAGTATTACTGGTGTAAACAATGTTTATGAAACTGTTGTGACTATTGGTACAACATCAACAACAGCAATAGACTTTGTAGCTTCCAATCCAACCTTTGGTTCTGTATTAGAAGGTGATCTTAAGTATCTTAGGATAACAAATACAGATGCATCTAACTTTGTAGCTATTGTTATAACAGAAAAAGGTAGCTCAACTAGATTGAAAACAAAAATACTACCAGGTAAATCATTTATAATTACTGATGAGACTGTAAGCTTTACTGGTGGTAGTGACACTTTTATAGAAGATATTAAGCTTCAAGCAAATACAGCAGACGTTGAATGTGAATTCTTTTTAGCAACAGCATAATACATTATAGATATGCCAGGACATGACAAAACAAATACTGATAGACTAAACGAAATAGAAAAAGGTTTAGCGGCTGCAAGATCTGTAGCTTCATCAAACTTCAAACCAATGGAAGGGCGTACATACATCCCTAGAATGTCTCCAGAGTTAAAACAAATGATTATTGATGCTATTGCGAAGAAGGGTAAAAGAGGACAAAGAAGATCAAGAATAATGGGGGAACTTCAGAATAGAATGGCATCTGAAGACAACTTTAAGAAAATGTCAGAAATGCTTAGTGAAGACTTAAAAGTTGAAGATAGAAATTACAATTACGGTGGTAAAATATTAAAGAAATACAGAAGATAATGAATAACGCAGGTACAATGGCTGAGATGATCGAAGCCGCTATGAAAAAGAAAGAAGGACCTAAGGATAGTTTTACTATGGCTGGTCAACTCGCAGGTCCAGTTCAAAGAGATGAAGACCGTGAGTTCGTTATGTATGAAGCACCAAACGGTGAGATGATTCAAGTTTATGGTAACTGGAATGAGTTTGCTGTAGATAGAGACGCACAAGGTCTAGATATAATTGCTGATAAAGATTACCCAATTATTCGTAATGAAGATGGTGATTACATATTAGATGAGGCTGCTTACGAAGCTAGAGAAGAAGAGGATCGCATGGAGGCTGAAGAAGCTGAAGATCAAATGATGCAACAAGATATGATGCAAAGAGAGATGATGGATAGAGAGATGATGGGTGATGAAGAAGAAGAGGAAGAAGGTATGATGATGTACGGAGGAAAGATGAAAGAAGATATGATGATGAAAGGCGGTAAGATGATGTATGCAGAAGGCGGTATGCTTTCTTCTAAAGATAAAAAGAAAGGTAAGAAGGCAACACCAGAGCAAGCATATCAGATGCTTAAGTCTGAGTATGAAAATATGCGTGAAAAGCTAAGAAACAAAGAGGTTGTTACTAAGAAAGAAAGAATGGAGTTGGGTCTTGCTTATAATAATATGCGAAGAGCTCTTAGAAAAAGAAGCGAAGCTGCTCAAAAAGAAAACCCTCCAGTAATGATGGGTGGTGGAAAAGTTAACACTCCAAAGTACCCAGGTGGTGGAATGATGCCTATGAAGAGACGCATGATGTAATGAAAGCGGTTAAAAAAAATAACCCTAGAATACCAAGAAAAAAAGGTCAGAGAAGAAACTCCAAGCAACACTCTGACCTATATACAGATGAAAATCCAAAAGGCACTATCCATGGATTAAAGTTTGCAACACCTAAAGATGCAGAAGCATCTGTTCGTAAAATTAAATCATCTGGCAGATCTCATGCTCATAAAGTTCAAGCAGCTGTTGCAATGGAGCAAAGAGCAAGAGTAGCAGGTAAAAAAACTGCAGCTTCTGTTTACAGAAAGTATATTGATTCAGTTAAAAAGAAGTAACGAAACTTTATTCTTCTTTATCTAAAAGATCGTTATACATTCTTTGAACAAGCAGTCTTGCTTTCTGAGTTAATGCGTAACGTACTCTGTAATTGTATTTAGTCTCTTCTCTGAATAGATGAGACTCTTCTGTCTGAGATGGGGTTAGTTTATCGAACTGCTTATACAAATATTTATTACGTTGCAGGGGGTAGATTATTCTCTCAAGAATATTCTTCTCTCGTATCCCATATTCTTGGGACGCATACCTAGCTGTAAAGAATTCTAAATCGTACCCCCATAATAGAAACTCTAAGTGAGACGCTGATATGTTGTTTTTTTCACACGTATCCTTCCTAGCCTTCCTTATGTTCTTTAAAAAAGTATAACCCAGATACTTCTGTTTCATCTTAGAAAATTCTCTGAACATCTTGCCTCTGGCTATTCTAGATCTTGGCATATTTTAATTACCTTTGTTAAAATCAAATTTAAGAAAATGGATAGTAAAATACTAGAGTTCCTTCATAAAGTATCAGATAAGATTGAAGAGATTGAAGATCTAGTCGAAGTTTACGGATATAAAGAAAAATTTCTTTCTTGTATTGTCGTTGGTGTTATCTCTGAAAGCGATGATCAAGGTTCTCTTTTAAATTCTATCTACTCTATGTGCATCGATTCTGATGAAGAAATGGAGAAGATAGAAGACTTCATCAAAACTACATACTCAAAACTCACCAAAGACAAGAGGGATGGTATGGATTCCATTTTCAAGGATATAAATTTAAACTAATGAATGGTCTAATAAGAAAAATTATCATAGGGCAAAACCCTAAGGATGGCATGGCTTATTACCTCGGCATGAGAGCTGGGGATGGTACGGTCTCAGCCATAATTATCGATGGTGAATATCTACACAAGTATTCAAAGGTTAGGTACATGGTCTACGTTGAAAATGACGAAGGCACAAACCTATGGAAGTCTGTCAATGACGTCCCTTGTATAATTGAGTACGATCTAAACTTTTGATATGAAAACAATGAATCTTTTTGTCGTTAAGGTAGACAAGCCTATTAACGACACTATGAAAACAGATGGTGGTCTAGAGTTATTTATTGACACTAGGTTTAATGAGTTTGAACACAGACAAGTGTTTGGTGAAGTAGTCTCTGCCCCACTGTTAATAGAAAATGATGTAGAACCTGGAGACACACTTTACTTTCACCACTTGGTTGTTGTAGAGGGTGGTCAGAAAATTCCATGGGAAGAAAACCACTATATGGTAAAGTGTGACAAACAGTTTACTATTGGTAACCAAGCGTTTGCTTACAAGAAGAAAGGTAGTGATGAGATCATTCCTTTGTTTGGTTGGTGTTTACTTGAGGAGGCAGAGGTAGAAAAAAAAGAAACTTTTATAGAGATTGTAAATACAGAAGAAAACTTACCACTTACAGGGATTGTTTCTTTTGATGCGGACTGCTTAAAAGATCTTGATGTAAAAAAAGGAGATGAGGTTGGGTTCGAAAAGAACATGGACTATCGTGTAAAAATAGACGGTAAAGAATACTACCGTGTAAGATCGGAGGACTTGCTGTATGTCAAAAAATAATTTTACAACGATTAGCGCTTCTAGAAAGCTAATGTCTAGTATGGAAGAAGCCATTGACAACATGATACAAGAGGTAAAGAAACCTATTGATCAAGAGATTAGTGGTAGCGCTAGGAAAGCAGAGCTTCAGTCTGTAAAGCAGACAGCCATAGACTGCAAAGAGCTAATAATAGAACGGCAGAAACTAGCTGAGATGATAAAGTCTTTAGAAGACAACGGTACTATCGAAGACAAGAAAGACTTTGGTGGTGGCTTTGCTGAGAAGTACTCAAAAAAATAACACATTAAATTTAACGATATGCCTAAGTATAAATGTGATTGTCACAAAAAAGTATACACTATTTCTAATGTGAGTATTAAAGTTAAAAATGGAGAGCTTTATTCTGAAGGTGCTGACTGTCCTAAGTGTGGAAAGAACATGAAACTAGCGAACCCTAAGTCTGGTGTAGCTAACTTCAGTAGTAACTCTATGGGGCAGGTGAGGTAGTATGGCTGGTCTTGTAAACATAGAAGGCTTTAGCAATACTATAGTAAACATCTGTCCAGATAACACCAAAGGGGAGGTTGTTGAAATAGAAGGGTTGTATATTCAACTACCAAAGAAACCTAAGAAGTCAGATATCTTATATCACGATAAAAAGAAAGCTGACCAAAGGTGGATGAGAGAAGAAATACCAGAAGCTCTTAAATCTATTAGGAGTATGGATGAGTGGTACGAATCTCCTAGAGAGTTTAGAGAGAAGTATACTCCTTACATTGACCAAGAGTTCAAGCGTAGAAAGTATGGGGTGTGGTTCTACAATAATGGTGAACCTACATACATAACTGGTAGGCACTACATGATATTACAGTGGAGTAAGTTTGACGTAGGTTACCCTTACTACTTTGTATTCCAAAGAAAACTATTCTTACACATGCAGGCTTGCGAAGTAGATACTAGGTGTCTAGGTCAAAACTTCGTGAAGTGCAGACGTTCTGGGTATACTAATATGATCAGCTCTGTGTTGGTTGATGAGGCTACCCAAGTGAAAGAGAAGCTTTTAGGTATACAGTCTAAGACTGGTAAGGATGCACAGGAGAATATATTCATGAAGAAAGTAGTTCCAGTGTTTAGCGCATACCCTTTCTTCTTCAAGCCTATCCAAGATGGTACTACAAATCCTAGGATGGAGCTGGCATTCCGTGAACCATCAAAGCGTATCACTAAGAATAACAAAGTAACTAGACGAGGCGATGCTCTCAATACTATTATAAACTGGAAGAACACTGTAAACAACGCATACGATGGTGAGAAAACTCATAGGCTCTACTTAGATGAGTCTGGTAAATGGGAGAAGCCAGCTGACATCAATGAAGCCTGGAGGATAGAAAAGACATGTCTTATCGTTGGTAGAAGGATTATTGGTAAGGCGTATGTCGGTAGTACAGTAAACCCAATGGACAAGGGTGGTGAGGAGTACAGGGTTCTGTATTATGACTCAGATCCAAAGGATAGAAACGAGAACGGTAGAACCAAGAGTGGGTTGTATAGCATCTTTATCCCAGCCTATGAAGCACTAGAGGGATTCTTTGACGTATATGGTAATTGTATCGAAGATGATCCAGCTTCCCCAGTAATGGGTATTGACGGTGAGATGATAGATATAGGTAGTAAGACTTACTTAAAGAACGAAAGGGCTTCACTCAAAGGTAGACACTCAGAGCTGAATGAGATTATACGCCAGTTCCCATGGACCATTGAAGAAGCATTCCGTGATAGTATTGAGTCTAGTCTATTCAATGTAGGTAAGATATATGAACAGATAGACTACAACAACAACATGTACCCCAACCCAGTTGTCAAGGGTAACTTTATCTGGAAAGAAAAAGACAAAGAGGTTGTCTTTTCACCAACATCGAATGGTAGGTTTAGAATATCATGGATGCCTAAACCAGAAGACAGGAATAAAATTATAGACAATAGAGGTAAGGTATCTCCCGGTAATCCTCACATTGGTGTAGGTGGTGTCGATAGTTACGACCTTGACCAAACTCTAGATAATAGAGGATCTAAAGGTGCGCTTCACATGTACAATAAGTTCAACATGCATGCACCTAGCAATATGTTTGTACTTGAATACGCTTCTCGTCCAGACCTTGCTAGTATATTCTATGAAGATGTATTGATGGCTGCTGTGTACTATGGTTACCCTCTATTGATAGAGAACAACAAGTATGGTATTGTAAGGTACTTTGAGCAGAGAGGATTTGATGGTTACCTTATGGATAGACCAGATCATTTGAAAGCTCCAGGATCTAAGTCGGTAAGAACCAAGGGTATACCATCTAACTCTGTAGATGTAATACAGTCTCATGCACAGGCAATAGAAGCATACATACACAGCCACGTTGGTGATAACATTGACACTGGTGAGCCTGGTAATATGTATTTCAACAAAACACTTGAGGACTGGATAGGTTATAGGATAGACAAGAGAACCAAGTTTGACCTTACCATCAGTTCTGGTTTATGCCTTTTAGCTGCACAAAAGGTTAAAGTGAAAGAAGAGAGTAGATCAAATTTTTCAGATAAACAATTTTTTAGAAAGTTTAAGCCTAAATCTTACCACTCATAGATTTATTATATTTGCGAGGACATGAATAGCTATCAAAAGAATAAAAAGTATGGGTTTCCAGACCCTCTGGTATCGGCAGATATTAAGAAGTCTAAAAGTTATGGATTAAAGTTTGCTAAGGCAATCATGGATCAATGGGGAAACATGGACGCTGAAAATTCACTGTTAAGAAAAAGACACAGTGTTTTTAACAGGAATAAACTATACGCTAACGGAACTCAAGATACTACTATTTACACACAGCTACTAACATCACTAGACCCTAATAATGGTGATGGTAGTTTCTTAAACTTAGACTTTACTCCAGTTCCAATACTACCTAAGTTTGTTAGGATTGTAGTTAACAAGATACTTTCTAAAAAACCATACCCAAATCTTGAAGCAGTTGATCCCCTTTCTTCTTCAGAGAAAGACATGCAACGCAGAAAGGTTGAAATGCAAATTTTAGCTAAAGAAAAAACAGCTGCTATTGCTGAAAAGCTAGGTGAAGGAGATGCTAAGACTAAGAACATACCAGAGACACTAGAAGAGGCTGAGATCTTTAGCCAGAATAACATCAAGTCATCTGGAGAGATCGCTGCTCAGATTGCAACAAACCTAACTCTAGAATGGAATGACTTTGATGACAACATATTCAGAAGAGCAGTCCTTGATCTTGTTAGATATGGTATGGGTGTTGTAAAAAGAAGCAATGACCCTAACTATGGTATTGTTGAAGAGTATATTGACCCAGATAAGTTTATTCATAGCTACACAGAAGATCCTAATTTTAATGATCTAATATATGCAGGTCACATTAAAAGCATTACAATTAGTGAGTTAAGAAGACTTGCTGCAGGTCAATTAGAAGAAGAAGATTTGCAAGAAATAGCTAAGTCTTCTGCTAAAAGAAAAGGATATGATATGACTGGATTTTCTTCTACCAGTTATGATCAAAAAACTCAAAGATACAGATATGGGTATGATGAGTACATGGTTGAAATATTAGACTTTGAGTTCAAGTCAGTGGACTGCCTCTATTTTGAATCTAAAGAAAGCAAGTATGGGAATGTAGGGTTTTACTTTAAGGGTGATAGCTACAAAAAACCAGAAAACTCTATTTATGAAAGAGAGGTTTCTAAGATGGAAAACGAGGTTGTGTATGGAGGTACATACATTATAAACTCTAAGAAAATCTTAAACTATGGACTTAAGTCAAACTTACCTAAGAATATTCATGATCTTTCAAAAGTAAACCTTTCTTACTTCCCAGTAGCTACTAACCTTGTTGACATGATACCTAAGTCAATGGTTGATAGCTGTATTGGTTTTGCCGATCAGTTGCAGTTGACTCACTTGAAGATACAACAAGCTATTGCTAAGGCTAAGCCAGATGGATTGATTATTGACATCGAAGGGTTAGAGAATGTACAGTTAGGTAAAGGTGGGGAATTACAACCTCTTGACCTCCAAGATATTTACGAGCAGACTGGTGTATTCTACTACAGAAGTAAGAACCCAGAGGGAGGATTCCAGAACCCTCCTATTCGTGAGATTGGTAATTCAATCAGAAACATCAATGAGTTTATTGCTCTTTATAATCACTACTTAAGATTGATCAGAGATACTACTGGCATTAACGAGATGATGGATGGTAGTACACCTAAAGGAGATACACTTGTGGGTGTTCAACAGCAAGCTATTGCTGCTGGTAATAACGCTATATACGATATTACTAATGCCTCTATGGTGCTGTTCAAGAAAGTATCTTCTGATATAGTTAAGTGCCTGCAAGTAATACCTAGAGAATCTATTCTTTACAAAGCATACGAGAACGCAATAGGTAAAGAAAATATTTCTTTAGTTACATCTTTCAGTGATCTTTCTTTATACAACTTTGGAGTTACAGTAAGGAAAGAGATGGAGGAGCAAGAAAAAATACTTCTTGAGCAGAACATACAAGTATCACTTGCTCAGAAAGAACTTGATCTTGAAGATGCAATAGCTATTAGACAGCTCAAAGATATCAACCAAGCTCAAAGGCTTTTGATTGTCAAGAGAAAGAAACGCATGGCTGCGAATCAGCAGATAGCTATGCAAAACTCTCAGATGCAAGCGCAGATTCAACAGCAATCTGCAGCAGCAAGTTCTCAAGCTAGAATGCAAGAGATGCAGATGGAAGCTCAGATCAAGTCTCAAATGATACAGCTTGAATCTCAGATGGAAATACAGATGAAGCAAGCAGAGCATGAAATGAGAAAAGAAATTGAGATGCTTAAGGCTCAAGCACTACTAGGTATGAGATCTGGTGAAGAAGAGTTTAAAGAGAAGCTTGAGGTTCTTAAAGAAGACAGAAAGGATCAAAGAGTTGATAAGCAAGCAGCTAAGCAATCAAAACTTATTTCTCAAAGAAAAGGTGAGAGAGGTGAGCTTCCAGAAGTTCAGTCTGATGATAGTAAGCAGTCTGGAGAATTAGATCAAATTATAGACCAATTAATATAGTAAGATAATGGCAGCTATTAATTTAGATACAGCGGCAAGACTTGACATAACTTGTAGAAAAGGAGATACATTTCAATTAGAGCTTGACTTTGGTGAAACAATTAATACTACTGAATGGTTGATGCATGTTAGAGAAACAGATACGTCTGAAGAAGATCTAATAATAGATGAGGGTGCTATAACTTTTACTGTTGCAGATAATTCAAGTGGCGTCACAAATGCTAAGTTAACAATCACTATTAGTGATGATAATATGGCAAATGTTCAATCTGGAATGTATGTTTACGATATACAAAATGATTTTTCTGATGTGACTAAAACTTTCTTGTTTGGTTTATTTAAAGTTAATGAAGATATAACAACATCTAGCGAATAATATGGCAATAACTATAAAAATAAATCCACCTTCACCTATATCTATAAGTGCAGCACCTATTGCTGGTTTGACTGGACCTACAGGCGCTACGGGTG